ACAGGTATTTAATACAGCTTTTGCCGGATCTGGGACTATCCAGGTCGGGAATACGGATGTGTTAAATAACAGCGAAGGTTTATCTCTTTGCAACACGGCTCACACTTCCAAGGCACCGAAACAGGCAACACAGAGTAATTCCGGCACTTCGGCTTTGTCGGCCACATCGGTAGAAGCTACCCGAATTTTGATGAGCCAGTTTCTTGATGATCGCGGTAATAAAATTTCGGTTCAGCCGGATTTATTGCTTGTCCCGAGAAATTTGGAAGAGACAGCGTGGGAGATTGTTTCGTCTAAGGGTAAAGTGGACACTGCGGAGAATAACTCCAACTTCCATTTTGGTAAATACAAATTGGCGGTATGGGATTATTTATCCAGCGGCAAGAGCTGGTTTATGATCGACGAGAACATGATGAAGATGTTCTTGCTCTGGTATGACCGCGTTCCGTTGGAGTTCAACCAGGATAAGAGCTTCGATACGTACATTGCGAAGTATAGCGCGTATGAACGGTATGCTTTTGGATGGAGTGACTTTAGATGGGTTTATGGGAATAAGGTATCATAGTCAGTTAGTTTATCTTGGTTGGAAATTGAGCCTTGAAGAAACGGCGAGAAGATTAAATATATCTCGCTGGACATTGTTCGAGAGAAGAAAATTGTATGGATTTTTGTAATGGGTAAGAGAGCGTTAAATTCGTTCTGGCAGCCGGGGAAGGTTAAACGCCTTCTCCGGGTGTTCCTGTAAAAGGAGATTAAAATGGGACTCACGCATTTTCCGAATGGAATTTTTGCTACGCCTAATTTGGGCGGTGGCATTGTAACTCAAGGTAACATATGGTTCGTTAAACCGTATAGTGGTAGCGATTCCAATAGCGGTACCTCTCCGGCCACAGCCTTTAAAACTTTAGCTGGCGCTTTATCCGCGGCCACAGCTAATCAAAATGATATTGTTTATTTCTGTCAAGAGAACAATACAGCGTCTGAGACTACAGATTATCAGTCGGTTAATTTAAATTGGAATAAAGATGGTGTTCATCTGATCGGTATTCCTGCCTCTCAGTCTGGTCTCTATATCGGTCAGAGAGCTAGAGTAGCCCCCTCGTCTAGCGCCAATGCTTTTGCTAACTTGTTCACTTTATCCGCCAACAACTGCATGATCAGCGGTATCGAGTTTTTTCAAGGGGTCGGCGCGACTACGTTAAGTGCGGCTCAAACTTGCCTTACAGTATCTGGAACTCGCAACAGTATTACCAATTGTCAGATCTCAGGTATTGGTGATACTACTTGCGATTATGCAGGTTCCAACTCTTTGACTGTGGCGGCTGATGAGAATTATTTTGGTAATTGCTATATTGGCTTGGATACAGTTATCCGCGCCACCAGCGTTACTGAAGTAATTATCGGGCCTACTCAGCTGGTAGGTACTCGTAACATTTTTGATAAGTGTATCATCAATAGTTACACTTCAGGGACTACCTTCAAGGCTATGAGTTTTACAGCAGGTTCTTATCATACGGCAACATGGTTGAACAACTGTATGATAACCAATGCGCTTAACCGCACTAGCGTAGTAACGACTACCGGAGCGATTACTGCTCCCACATCTGGTACGGTTTACATTAACGGTGGTGGAGTTTTTGGTTATAGTAACATTACTACAGCTAATTCTTCCAATGTTTATGTATCTGCTCCGATATTGAGTACAGGAGTTAAGCAAGGTTTGGCTGGTCCAGTAACGATAGCGTAATTTAACGGGGTGGGAGCGCCGCCCAAGCGGTTCTCTCACCCCACTTTAAACTGAGGTAAAATATGGAAAAAGCGATTGAGTATGGGATAAGGAAACCGGAAGGTTCGGAGTTCGATCGTCGGCCCAATAAAGACGGCGCCAGCGCTTCTTATAAGTTCGGTAAGCTTAGTGATGCCGGCCCGATCAGCGGCCACGGTGAGACACAGAAGAAGAAACAGGGGGGCATGGTAGGCCACGGTCATGGCGGCAATGGTTTTGGCAAGGGTAAAGGTTCGGTAAGTTCTTTTAGCGGATCCAGCGGAGAGCAACATCAGAAGAAAGGCTTTGGTGGGCAGACCCGTGGCACGCATAAGTAGGTAAATAATGGAAAAGACTGCCCCAAAAGGCTTTGAACGTATCACTAAGGGCGCGGAAGTATCTCCCGCAGACTTACACCCCCGCGGGAATGCGGGGTCTAAGTTCAGGGGTCGTGACTTGCCGGCATGGGGCGGTTCAGATGGCGAGGAGTCTAACTTTAAACGTTGTAAACAGTGTGGTTTTATCTTAAATAAGAAGGTAAACCAGCCTGGTAGTGGATGGGGTAACGATAACTTTGTCCCCATAACCACTCTTGCGGGTGGTACGGCTAATGTCGAGGACAACGTATCAACGGCCGGTTGTCCGTTTTGCTCAACTTCGGAGTATTAAATGCAGTATTTGAACAAATCTTTTTCGGTTTCTGGGGCAGGATTTGGCGAATCCAAGTTGAATACCTGTTCAGACACTGACAGAGAGCGGTTTCAAAGGGAAACAGAGGCGATAAGCGCTAAGATGAGTGGATCAGTGGCTTTGGATCCTCAATTTGAATCGTCAGATGAGTTTGGAGGATTACCTTTTACTACTGAGCAGCCGGAAAGAATAGTAGATGAGCAGGGTAAGGAGTGTAAGCTTACTTCGCATCAGAAAAATGCCCTCTACAAACAGGCTAAAGAGCTAAGATCGAAGATAAAGGATAACTTATGCACCCGGGATGAGTGCTGGGATCCTAATGATCGTAATGTGAATAAGATGATTAAGAGTGAATTTAAGGTGAGCGATAAAATTGATTATTTTACCAAGGCGATGAAGGCCGTAGGCGCTGACGCCAAGGATTATGATATAGAGCGTATGCGTCGTCCAAGATGATTTAATGCCCTTCGGGGTTAGGAGGATTATATGGGTTCAGGCATAGCACAAGAAAAGGTGATGAATGCAGTGAGTGTTGGCCAATCGGCTACAGTATATTCTAGTTCTGTTTTGAACAGATTAAGTAAAGGTTATGCTAGCGTTTTGGTTTCATCTACCGCGGGGTCAATAACCATTTCTGAACAAGTATCGTGGGATAATGTTAATTTTTTTGATGCTGTAGATACCCAGGGAAACGCTTTAGGCTCTGTATATACGGCGCTTACAGTTAATACGGGAAAATATATAGTCTTTGCTCCTGTGATGGCTCCTTACATAAGATTTAAAGTGATAGAGAATAATTCTGCGGCTACGGTAGTTACTTTAATTTATCTGTTCGTAGAAAGCGTTTAAGGAGGTTATATGAAAAAGAAATGGGAAATAATTATATTGACAACAATAGTTTTGATTATGGGGGTTGGTGTTTTATCTCCTGTTTTCTCTCAATGGGACGGCGGCGGGGCTTTTGGTTCGATCACTAATTACCTTAAGCAGGTTATGACAAGCATTATCCCCAATGCAAATAATACTTATAATCTCGGCGCGGCTTCAAAAAGATTTTCTAATGCTTATATCGTATCCGCTAATTTTGCTGATGGAACATCACAAACTACTGCGGCTACGGGAGCTTCTTCTAACGGTAATTCTGGCGCGATTCAATTTGCTGGATCAAGCGGAACTTTTGCCAGCGATGCGGCGAATTTTTCCTATAATTCTTCATCACAGCTCTTGACCGTTGCTAACCTTAAAATACCTACTTCAGCGGGGAATCAAACAGATGCTACATCTGCAAGAATGAGAATAGCCAACGATTACCTTTTTTGTTTTGGTTCAAGCCAAGAAAATTTATATACCTATCGTGTATCGGGAATATCTCAAAGATTGCTTGAGATTGATATGGTACACCTTGGCGATGAAACAGATTATTTAGAGACGGGAGCGTTAGTATATGATACTGTCGCTTTGGCTGGAACTACTAAATTTGATAATTTTAATTCTCCAAATCCCGTATATTTAACTAGCGTGGGCGCTACTTCTGGTAATTTTATAGGATTTAGTTTAGGAATGGAAAATCAATATGCTAACGCCTCTACTCCTTTTGTAAGGATCCATAGTTTGAAAGGTAATACGGCTAATAATTCTTTGACTACCCCTGAGACCATGCCTTCATTTGAGATTGGCGATCAGGTTAATCTTACATCTTTACCCGCTAATGCCGATAACGGTTCGCTGGTGGTAGATCGGCATATCGCAGCCCTTGAAGGCGGCGCGGC